TAGTCGTTGAACTTCATCCCAATAGGGATTTTGCTGCGGATTGCCCATTGTTTCATCTTGAAGATTGTTACCATTTCTCAGTTTTACTCTGAGCCAAACTAAAATTTCTTTTAGTTCTTGGTACTTCAAGCTTTAGGGGTTTCCCGCAATGTGGTTTTGTTGCCGATTTAGTAATCGACTAGCATCTGTGGATCTAATATGCTCATCCACTAAAACGTTTAATTCCAATTTATTGAGCTTTCATTGGAAGTTGATACTTTTCTGCCCAAGCAATTTAGGCGATGAGGGGGAGAGCCAAACCAGTGTTTCTGCAGAACCAGAACTGCATTGGGATGTAAAGAGTATGTGCTGGAAGGACTTCTTCAGTTGTATCATCGGAGGTTCTGCCGGTTAAGGTAGTTAACTCTGGGATATCACCGATCATGTTTCTATAACCGCGTTCTTGGTTGGTTGAGTGAGTTAATTCATACCAAACATCGAGCCAAACACCGAAATGTTTGTCGATTTGGGAGCCACCGATATCAACACGGAAGCTCTTAACAACTGCGTGACCGAGTCTGCGAACCCAAGCTACCTTGGTGTTGGCAACGGCATTGGTTGAGTATGTTAATCTTTCACCAGTGACGGCTGGAACACCGACACGGAGTAACATCTTGTGGATCAAGTCACCATTTCTTGTAATTTGGACTTGGTAGGTGCCACTTGGTTTGGCACTGTCAATAGGATGCTCGATGCATTCCATTGAGAAGTTTGTGTGTCGTCTGTATACGACCTTGAAAACGCAACTACCTCTAAGTTTCCCTAGAGGGCTAGACTATACCTTGGACTATAAATAGCCCGTTCCCATCTAGTCGTTGAACTTCATTCATATTATAAATGATTTAATTTGGTAAGATAAGAAAATGCTAAATTATATTTTTGTTTCATGGAAAGTTTTTTACTTGTAAAATATTTTGGTTTACTTTTAGGATGATTTATTATAACATATCCTTCTGCTTGATAATAGTGTGGTCGTGCATCTAAATGCACCATATACATTGGTAGATCATCGTTTTTATGAGCCTTGCTTAAATTTAATTTATGCTCATTAGTAAATGTTTTACCAAAGAAATGATGTTTTTCACCTTTCTTTGCATCACTAATTCTTAGTTTAGTTATTGGAGATCTTTCTTTTCCATAATTTGGATTTTTATCTCCTAACTTAGCTTGTCTCATTCTTTCTCTGCTCTCTTCGCAATGTTTTTGACCGCTAGTTTTGCCACCTGTTTGAATATTATATCCATTAGGACACAATGAATTATAATCATTGATACATTTTGTTTCTAGTTCATCAATATTGCCATTTTTAATATCGTGTAATGTTTCTATATAAAAATTTTGTATACCATGACATTTCATTGCATTTACAAGAGCGGTACATTTTCCATGATTAGATTTTGAATTTGCACTTATTATATGTTCCTTAAATCTTTTTTCGGCTGTATATTTTGTTTGACCGATATAGCATTTATTATTTATGCGATTTTTGATGATATATATGACACCCATAATAATTAATATGGCATATCATATTTTTAAATCATTTAATAATTTAGAACTTTGCTGCTGATTTCCTAATCTATTATATTTTCACCATACCTAAGTTTAATCTTAGCCATCAAAGAGTTTCCCATTTGATTTGGTAATAATAGCTTTAAGGAGTTCCAGAACATTTTGAGAACGTTGCCGAATACCAATTCGACTAGCAACTGTGGCTCATATACCATTTATACGCCACTAAACGTTTTATCCAAAGACATGTATATATTACTTTGGCGTGTTGCTTTTCAACTCATTTTTCAATAAGTAATTTGAGGATTACCTGTTCGTCTTGATCTCTAGGTTTCCCAAGAGGACGGACTATATCTTAAGCAGTTTTCATTAAAACCACCCACTTCCTTTTAGTCTCTGGACTGCATCCATAAATCATTATGATTTTTATGGACTTGGCTCAGCGCTAACCAATATATCCTTCCGTTTATTACCATACACTAGTTCATTATTCTAGTCCATTAAAAGATTTCTCCTTTAACTTGGTACGGGATATATAGAAATAAATTTATTTCTTTACATCAAAGGCTTTACGGTTTCGCCTGAATTGGAAAGTGTCGCCAACAATCATTGTTGACTAGCGGATGTAATTTTATGAATTGGTGGAATAATTCATAATCATATATTACAAACTGATTTATTCAAAAAGGTCATATGAAACCTCTTTGACAGACCGCTTTTCTACCCAACTAGTTTAGGTAAACATCTTGTGCGCCATCGGCTATCATTAAAATAAAATAATTTCAATGACTGTCCCATAATTTTCATTATGAGCCGGACTATCCCTTAAGCATTCAATGAGAGCTAGGAACTCTCTCATGCCCATCCATTATAGTCTCTGAATCTTCTTCCTTATTATTTATTCCCTAATCGAACAATTAATAATTCGATCATAATAAGAAAGCTTGACTGCGGATTATCCATTGACCATCTTTTGAGATTATTACCATATCTTAGGTTATTACCCCAGTTTCCATTAATATTACTATTAATGAAAGGTACTCAAAAGCTTTAGGAACTCCCCGCAAATTAATGATGTCGCTGATGAAATTATCATCAACTAGCCGATATTCTAAATCGACTTTTACGCTCTGGCTATCAAAGCGACTAATTGCATTAAGCCACCACCCATATTGGTATATACTTACGTATGAGAAAATTTAATCTATACTCTATAAATGCGTAAAGTCAAGTCTGATTTTACAGATTTATTTATTATTAAATTGGTATTTTTTGTCTTACTTATAACCTTTTTATTTTTTCGAATTCTTGAAATTTACATTAAAATTTTGGTTCGTTCAAACTGTTCTTGATTGAAAAAAGTATCAATGAGGGCAGACATATTATTATCAAGTTCAGTCATATCGCATTTCTTTTTTGTTAATATGATGGAATTAGATGATACTTCTGCTTTCCAACCATAATATTTGGCATTATATATTACAGTACATTGTATAACCATGATGATTAATTTGGTTAATTCGTCAAAATTATCAATCATTATTAAAGATTAAAATCTATATCGATTAACATCAAATATATTTGATTATTTTAACTTCAGTTTACATTATTTACATATAATTTGTTATGATGCCTCAATGATGTTATATTTATGATTATTAATATAAATTTCTTAAAAACGCAATAATATATTGGTACGTTTATTTACACATATATAGCTTAAAGATGGGTACATTATATTGGGATATTTAAATCAAACTATGGCTTATTTTAAGTACAAGCCCAACAAACTTAAATTTCTCAATGATATTAAAACACTCGACGAACTTCACAGAGAGCAAGTTGATCATTTTAATGAGAGACGAACTGGTCTTCCCAATCTACGAAAAGAATTAGCATCCCTCAGAGATCAATTGAAAGAGTTAGAAAGTAAAGCAGGATACGAATTGTCAAATGATGATATCAAAATAAAAGCGGATATCAAAACTCAAATAGATCAAATATTAATAGAAATAAAATATGCTGAAAATAATTTTGAGGAACTCGAATATTTTTCAAAGACGAGTGATATACTTTTGAGTTATTATAGTCATGATACTCCAGAAGTTATACCAGATGAAGTAGAATTATCAGAAGATGAAATTGTAGTATATGAAGAATCAGAAAAGTTAGATGAAATATCTGATAAATTGACAAAATTAAATGAGATGAGTAAACAAAATCGAAAACAAAAACGACCAATCAAAAAAAGGAGAATTCAAAGAGATGTTAATCAAGGTAAATCGATATTGTCATTTTTAGGTACAGATCCATCTAAGCCTTCAATAGATAAAATAAGTAAAGCTACTTTACAGGATCAATATTTATTATTAATAAGTACGGATTATGCGAGTGATAAGAATAAAGTATCTCCTATAAAAATGTGTTCGAAATGCAATATTGAAAAAACTCTTATTCAAGCAGATGGTATATATTCATGTCAAAATTGTGGCGAATCCGAATATATCATTATTGAGAGTGAAATCCCAAGTCATAAAGATTCACTTAACGAAAAACCCAAATATCCTTATAAAAAAATTAATCATCTTATCGAAAAACTCAATCAATATCAATCAAAAGAAACTGCAGATATTCCAGATAACGTTTATACTATCATTAATAGAGAACTTCTAAAAAGAAGAATTAGATTGGATAAAGTTACTCCAAGATTAATAATATCGATATTAAAGAAATATCGTTTGAATTGTTATTATGAACATTCACAACATATATTTAGTCGTATTACTCATACTCCACCGCCAATTTTAACGAGAGAAATTGAGGATAAGATTAAAATTATGTTCAAAAGTATTCAGGATCCATTTAAGAAACATTGCCCTGCAGATCGTTCTAATTTCTTGAATTATTCGTATGTGCTTCATAAAATATTCTTAATATTAGATATGCCAAATCATGCGAGATATTTTAGTTTATTAAAGAGTAGAGAAAAATTAAGAGCGCAAGACATAATATGGAAAAAGATATGTATCGATCTTAATTGGAAATTTCATCCATCACTTTAAATTTCATTAAAATTTCACTTGATATAATATATTAGTTATGGACTTTACTGATATATTTTCAAGAACGACCAGAATGATAATAATGTTCGTTATTGTAATGTTAAGTTTAATATATGTGGCAAAACTAGAAATGAAAGATACATATACACCTGCATTGATTATAACTAGTGGATTTATGTTTCTAGATACATACTATCCTCGAGTTCATTACGAATAATTTAAAATCACTTAAACACATATAGTATAAAGTTTTAATATCATGGCAGACACAGAACTAAATTTAGTCGATGCTGAATTTGAAAATCCCGATAATACAGAAGTAACTACGGATGAACCACAAAAGCAATATACAATGATTGATCATCTAGATGAAGACCCTCCAATTCAAGGTCAAACATGGGTCTGTGTATCATTTGTCTCTCCAGAAGGTATTATGAATTGTTCAGTTAGAGGATTAAAAGTAAGAGGAGTTTATGCTACAGAACAAGAAGCCAGAAATGCAGCAAAGAAATTACAATCAATGGATAAATATTTCCATGTATTCGTTGGGGAGGTTGGTAAATGGTTACCTTGGGATCCCGATCCGAATAGCACAAAAGAGAGCGAATATGATGATCCAAAACTTAATAAATTAATGCAGGCCCAACAAAATAAACAAAATGAAATTCTTAACAATCTTGTTGGCAAGAAGAAAGAACAAGTTGACACTGATACTAAAGCTCACAAACGAAGAGTTGCAGAATCTATTAAAAAGGGAGCGGTTGAACCTTCAAAAGAGATTTCAGCTCCACCAGAGACAAAACATGTTCCACGACCACCACAAAACAGAGATGGAACTGCTATCCGTGATAGAATGAGAAAAACTTTACAAGCGAGACGAAATGCAAATCCCACGGAAGATTTCAAGGTGAGAGAGGAGTTAGTTCAGAAAGAAACGGAAAGACTCAGACAGAATAACCAGATTGTGAATGATTCAACTGATAAGATTAAAAATATTAATAGCAATATTAGTAAAATGCAAGAGTATCTCAAGAATTATCGAGCCAAAAAAGCGGATAACAGTGAAAACAAAAATTAAATTGACTTATGTTTGACTGATAAAGAATTTATTTATTGATTCTCTTTTTCTTGTATCAATATCATTAATACTACCTATCCATGGTGAAGGTTGTGTAAACATCGCCCTAAATATATCTGATACATAAACTGGTTCATTTTGTTCTTCTTCAAATGTTCTTGGGAGGTATTTATATATAACTCTTTCTTTTGGACATTCAACTTCATTTCTCGTAATACTTATAGTGATAAGTAATATGCCTAAAAATATCAATATCATTAATATTGTTCTTGTCATTAGAACTATATTATTATATGTAGGTAAAAACTACAAATTTATCTCTTTCTTTTTGATGAATCTGAATCACCGCGTTCTGTATTTATTTTATTAACCACGAGAGTTTCTTTTTCTTTCTTTTTAGCCTTAACGTATTCATCAATGCTAATCTTTTTCTTTTCATGAATATCTCTCCAATCTTTATTATAATTACGATCATGATATTCATTGAACTGTTTACATCCAATTTGAATTTTTTCATTAGATAAATTTGGAGCCCTATACCAGAATATTTTATCTAAAAAGTTTCTTCTCGCTCCCTTATTTGCTATAACCATTGATCCAAAATCTTCTGTTAATTGTGCAAAAATTTGTCGAAAAGAGTTTAAATCTGGAAACATACCTGCATAGTGTTCATATAACTTCTTTTGATTAGAAACAAAATCTTCTGCCAAAAGAAATACATAATCAAAATTACTTCTTAATTCAGGAGTAATACCTAATGGTGTTTGCAGAGTTAATATATACATAATATGATAATGTCTGCCTTCGAATAATAATTTTAAAATTGGCTCATCGCGAACCCATGAACCTTTGCTTGATAAACAATCATCCATAACAATAAATGCTCTTGTATCTATTTTTTTTCCTTCTAGTACTTTATGTTTTGCTTTCGTAATTATTTCACCTTGTCTCATCATTAATTTTTCAATAATGTCGGTTCTGTATTTATAATAAATAAATGAATCTGGAAAGAAATTATAATAAAATGGGTTGACATCATCACTTTGCGAAATAACTAATCCTACAGGAATATCTTTAAAATGATACATGATAGCTCTGACAATCCAACTTTTACCAGAATTTCTTTTTGCAATCATGAGTATTGATGGCATTTTATTCGGTTCACTGTTCATATATTCTAATTTAAAAGGTTTGATCGGTAATTTTTCGCCATTTCTAATTTGTACATCTTTTATGCCCATTCCTCTATAAATATAAATGAGACAAAATTTCTTATCATATTGATATAATGAATATAATAACAATATTAAACATATTGATCGGAATAATGATCATTATTGCGATTGGAACAACATTCGATGTAAAATATAAATACATAATTGCATTGGCGTTAGTTTCACTATTTATTTCTATAAATAATACTTCGGAACACTTTGATAATGAGGCGATACAAAACATCGCGTCTGTTTATAATAGTCAAAATATGACTGTTGATAACTTAATTGTTAAAAACGCATTATCTGTTGGAGGAGCAACTACTTTGAATACATTAAGTGTCAATGGTGGTGGTGAATTTAATGGTGGAAGATATTATTTCAATGATCAGGAAAAATGTGGTAGATTGCGTGTTGGTTGTGCATGGGGAAGACCCGGTATATATGCAGAAGATAATAAACAATTATCAATTGGATCTAGTAATGGTGAAACATTGATTAGCAATAGTACTAATGTTGAAGGAGGAAACTTACGTTCGGGTTATTTGAGATCGGCCGGATGGATGGATGCAATGGGTGGTATAAGAAATAATAAATGGTTAATGAGACAAGGCAATAGTGGAAGATTGGTAATAAATAGAGATGATAAAAATAGAGCCGTTGCTGTTGATCCAGATGGATCGTTCTATTCGGCATGGTTTAAAGATTATAATGAAGGTGATTATAATGATAATTTGTATAAGGAGGCTAGAGATGGATTATTCTAAATTATAATTTAAACGGTATCAAATATATCCAATTAATTATTTAATTAGATGTATAATAAATTATGATTTAATACGTTTCAATAAAAACATCTGGTAAATTACTTGGAATATTTACCCCTTTATTGATCAATTTAAATGATGCAACACTATCAGATGTTGAATTATTATTGACAAGTTTATATCGTAAATCGGGATTTGGAACTGTCGTGGTTGTAACTTCGTTTTCACCACCAAATTCAGTATATCCGTAAACTATAAACCAAACAACAACAGCTACTATTGCAGGAATCATTATATTGACATCCTGTTTAACTTTTTTACCTGCTTTATTCTTCTTCTCCTTTTGAGTCCAAAGAAGGTATACGTAGATAATAACTCCTACGGCAAGACCCAAGACTATTGGATTTTTTAATATGTCCATTGCTATTTATACTTTGTTATAAGAAATTTAATTCACTTGTTTAACATCGCATCGAAGAATACATTTCTATCATGAGACCCATCTATAGGTTTTTCATACATTCTAGATTTTACAATCTCATTTTCGAGAGGAATCATATCATCTATTTTTGGAGTTTCATGTGGTGTTGCTCCAACTCCAACACTTATACTTTTAGTTTTTTTAATACCCGTTTTTTTATTTAATATCAAATCATCAAGATTTATATTATTCATCCTTTTTTTAAACTCTTCTTCGGTATCATCCTTTTTTTCGAATATTTCATGTACGGGTTCTTCCATTTTTAATTCATTTATCCTATCATCAACTTTATTTTCCACTTTATTTTCTTCTATCTTATTCTCATCCGCCTTTATCATTTTTTCTAAACCTTCAACATTCTTCTCCAATTCATCTAAGCCAGTTTCTTCTTGTTTCTCTTCTTCAGATGACATGAATATTCTTCTTCCATTATCATCAGGTTGTTCATGTAAATCCTTTTGTATCATATTTTTAATATTTTCATATTGTGCATTATCATCATTATCAATTTGTACTTCATCGTGTTTGATATAATCATTTTTAAGATACTCCTCAAGTATTGATTTTATCGGAAGCATTTTTCTAATTGCCTCACAAACCGCAATATGAATTAATCTTTGTGCTTCTCTTTGAT